GCTAAAAGATGCAGGGGTGGAAATAATCGCACAAGCCTTTACCCTCCTTGGCTTCTTCATAGCATGGTTAACTTTGACGGGATCAGCAAGAGACATTGTTGGTATTGCAGTACTTGCAACCACAGTAATTTGGCTAATCACAATCCCACTAAGAAAGGAGGACTAAAATGGCGACAAGAAAAAAGGTAGTAGAGGCTCCTAAGAAGGAGCATCCACAAAAGGCTTTGACAAATGTTTTGATGCGTATCGTAGCAGTGTTCGCTGCTTCTGGTCTATCAGTACTTGGTGCTGGAGCAGTAGTAGGAATTGATACAGTCCAGGCAGTTATGCTTGCAGGTTTGTTAGGCGTAGCAACAGTCATCGAAAGACTGGCAAGGGCTTTTTTGGACGATGGAAAACTCACATTGGCAGAAATCAATGATGCGTTTAAGACGGTAGACAAGAAGGCTAATTAGTCATTATTGACCATAGTTGACAGCCCTCTCTGGGTGATGGTATACTTGATTATATCTATCTGGAGAGGGCTTTGTCATGACCTGTATTGCTGTAGTAAAACATGAAGATAAAATCTACATGGCAGGAGATCGTGGTGCCTCAGATGATGGTACTATTCTAGCACTTGATGCCCCAAAGGTTTGGAAGATTGGTCCATATCTTATTGGATATGCAGGCGCAATGGACGGAGAAAGAATCCGCTATAACTTTAAACCAACTGCTCCAAACATAAAGGACACGGACAAGTTTATGCAAACCAAATTTGTTAAAGAACTTAAAGAATTTTATAATGAGTTTTGGGTTGACACATCTAAGGATGGAGATCTTGGTTTGATTATTGCAGTTCGTGGAGAGATATACGAGCATAGTTCTGCAGATATGTCTTTATCTAAATACACACTGCCATATCTTGCAATGGGATCTGGAGCAGAGTATGCTTATGGAGTTCTGTATGCAACAGATAAACAAAAAAATGCAAGGAACAGAGTAGTTCAAGCAGTAAATGCAGCAATTAAATTTAGCCCTTCATGCATGGGCCCAGTTGACATAGTTAGTCTTTAAAGGTATACTTATTATATGAATCACTCGCACGAAGATTTGTCACCAGAAGAACAAGAGTTTGGTATCTGGCTTGAAAACGGTATTGAAAGAGGCTGGATAACACCTCCATACTGCAATACACATGATGGAGGATACGAATATATGGGTGAAGAAGAATTAGAGGAATGGGAAGCAGGTGGCGACCCATGCCAACATGTCGTCAGATTGATGATATCGTAAAAATGAAAAGGAATAAAATGAAGAAGACACTACTAGCAGTACTATCAGCACTACTCGTAATCACTACAGTTCAGCCTTCCCAGGCAAACGATCAGAAGGTTTTGGCAATTATTGATACTGCCATTAACTCAAAAAACTTTAACTCAATCATTCATGAAGTTTGCTTTACAACTGTAAAGTCACCAATTGCAAGTCAGAGCATGGCATGCCCAAATGGAGAACTGTTCATGGAGGGTACAGGAGCAGCATCCGCACCATGGCCAGCATCAATTAACAATGGTACATACCACGGAGATACAATGGTAAAGGCAGCGCTTGTAAACAATCCAAATATCAAGATTGTTTTTATTAGAGTATACAATGTTTCTTCTGTAGGAAATTCATTAACACCTTCAGATGGATCAACAATTATCAGTGCCCTAGACTGGGTAAACAAGAATGCATCAAAGTACAGTATCGATGCTGTTTCGGTCAGCCTGTCTGGAATCAACACTGACCTTAAGACAAGAGCAAAGTCACTACACACAGGATGTACAAATCCAGCAATCTTGAACCCATTTGTAAGTCAGGTTTCAGGCCTAAACGCAAAGAATGTTCCTACATTTGTTGCGACTGGTAATGATGGAGAAAGAAACCTTGTTGGATTCCCAGCATGCGTTCCAGGAGTTATTGGTGTTGGTGCATTGGGAAATGCAACTCAACTTGAAAAGGCAACAAATACTGGCCCAGGACTTGCAATGGTGGCACCTGGTCAGGTAACTATCACAAAGTACAATGGTTCAGAACTAAAGACTGCTGGAACATCTGTAGCAACTGTAGTATCAGCAGCATCGTATGTAAATAGCAACACCTTTAAGACTTTTGGAGAGTATCTATCTTCTCTTCCAAAGATTTTAATTGGTACATCATCATACATTCGTAACTAAGCAATGGTCCTAGGCATGACTTTAAACTGCCCCATTGCCCTATAACTCAGTTGGTAGAGTGCCGAACTGTTAATTCGGATGTCCCTGGATCGAGGCCAGGTGGGGCAGCGCTGTGGTGTATAATTGTTATACCAAAGTATTTAAGACAGGGAAAAATGATAATAAAAAAAAATGGTATGTCAGGTTCTGAGTGGTGGTTGAACTCTGATAACTTGTCTTTACCAGACATTTTAATCCAGTCAAGAATTCCCCAGCAGTGGTCGAAGCATAACTCAAAAGATATCTTAGACATTACTAGCGTATTAAAACCAGTAAACAACTATGTTCTTAATCTATATCCAAGGCCACAAATAATGAGCATAAGTAATAACTTAGTTACTTTTAGACAAAGAACCCATGCCGAAATCTGGGTTGAGGAAAGAGAAGATGGAACCCTCTATGCTTTAGATAAGTGTCATCAAAGACAGTTCTATCCATCTCCCAATATTATAGAGAACAAAGATTGCTTTGATCCAACTTATAGATTTTATATCCCATGGTTTATAAATAAAAGTATTAACATACATGTAAGCCAAGTCGATAATGAGATTACGCCATTTTTTATTGGTCAACAAAATATTGTTGGAAAAGTGATTCCAAGGTATTCAGAATACGCCTATCCAGGGTTTGTTGATTTTAAAATTAAGAATTCTGGTCAGTATCACTTAAAAGAAAAGTATGCTATTATTGGTAAGAATACAGCAATGTATGATATGTCTGTTTTATTAACTGAAGAAGAACTGGCACAACTAAAGGATTACTATGGAAAACAATGACCTGGAATTAACTTTTATTCCACACCATAAGAACGACCATATCTTGTCCCCAGAGCCATCCTATAAAAAAATACCTCAGTGGTATAGAGACCTAGCAAAACATTTTACCAGTAATGACTTAAAGTCCTTGTGTCCAGTAAACGATAGGGGTGGAGATGGATCTAATGTTTCCACAAAACTATGTTTACCATTTCAAGACGCAATGTCTCTTGGGTATATGTATTTATTGGAAGACGATTTAGAAGTAAAACTTAGTGTGTCTGGAAAGCCATCTTTGTCTTGGAAAAAAGATTTTATGATGATGGACCAAAGGCCTAATGTTGACATGGCAATTCCAAAAGATGTTCACCCTGTACAGTTTGGCGTTAAGATGCAGTGGTACTACGAAACGCCAAAGGACTATTCTTTATTAATGACAATGCCTATAAACAGACCAGACTTGCCGTTCTGGATTCCATCTGGTATAGTTGACTCTGACATTTGGGGGCTGCCTGCATTTATTCCATTCTTCATAAAGAGAGATTTTGAAGGCACTATCCCAATGGGTACTCCAGTATTTCAGATGATCCCTATCAAAAGGGAGCCATGGAACTTAGTGATAGATGATTCTTTTGAGGCAATTGAAAAGCATCAACTTAGGTCAGAAAATAGAAGGTCTGATATAACAGCCCACTACAGAAAATTTGCATGGAGAAAAAAAGAATATGCAAAGTATAATAAAGAACAAATAAACAATAAAGGAGATAACTAATGCTAAACACAAATGGATCTTTGTCTAACAGCAACAAAGAGCATAAGTTTTTTGAAAAGTATCTAGACAATGATCTAGAAGAACTTGCTAGTTTTTTAGAAGAAAAGTATAAACTAATCGAAGAAGCAAAACTTCGTGGCGTTGATACAATGGAGAACGATCCAGGCTACTGGATAGAGTCTGGAAGTCTTTCAACTGTTAAGTGGAGAGAGTATAATGTGTTCCAACTTTACCATCCTTCTCTGCATAAGTTGTATTCTGAACTATCAAAGACTGTTAAAGAAGCCTGTGAATACTACGGTGTAGACTTTGACAAGCAACAATACTACGTACAAGGTTGGTTCAATATCAATAAGTTAGGGAATGGAAAGTTAAACTGGCATGACCACGGCGCACCAGGTGCTCCTAATTTCCACGGATACTATTGCGTTAAGGCTGAGCCATCAATCACCTACTACAGACTGTTTGGTGATCCAAATAGAGAAGTAGCAAACCACAATATTGATAACAGGATGATTGTTTCTGAAATGGGACACCCACACGCACAAGGCGATTGGGACTGGCCTGGATCAAGAATTACAGTTGCCTATGATATTCAGCCTCTTGAGTCTCTTCTTAGAGGCGGAGTCCATACAATCGAGCAGCACTGGATCCCATTGTTGTAAAATGAAAAAGGTCTTGGTTTATTTTTATGGGTACAAGAGTAAGTTGCTGCCACAAGCAGTAGATCAACTCATAAAAAATCAGAGTGGTCAAAATGATATAGAGGTTGTAGTCTACGATCAGACAAATGTATCAAGACCAGAAAAGTTTTTAGAACTAGAGTATAACCATATCCACTGGGATAGTTTAACATCTAGATTTAAATGCCTTAATCTTTTTAAAAAGAGAAAAGACTTTGATTTTTTTATGTACATTGACGGTGCCAAAATGTTTGAAAAGAATTGGGATCTTGAACTATTAACATATCATGATCAACCAAAAACAATCTTGTCAGGCAATCACGACATCGCATTCAATAAAGATAATTATAAATTTTATACAGACTATAACAAAATAAAAATAACAAAGGCAACAAAAACTAACTGGCTTGTTAAAGATTTCTTCTTTATGCCATTTGATATATTTAAAAGTCTTCCTGATATCTCAATGTTTAAATACTATGGGGTTGAAGAATATGTATCAATGTATGCAGCGCATGAAGGCATTTCTATAGTTGCCGTTCCAACTGAATTCATTGTTGATAATGAACCCAGGATAGAAGAGAATGACTTTATACCATTTTCTTTATATCATAACTATCCAAAAGTTATAGATTCATTTAAATTAAAGGATGGCTCTCTACCTGGGGTTCATGAACTTTCTAAACTTTTAGACTATGACTTCAGTCGTTTAGAATATTTTCCATATAATAGAAACGATGTTGATTATAACTTTGTTTCAAACCTAGATAAAGTGTCTGAGCAAAGGTTTCATTCGGTACAGAAAGGAATATACTAATGATAACAAGTCCTGTAGTGATTAAAAACTTCATTACTCCTGAAGATGCACAAACACTGATAGACGAGATTAATCGTCCGTCAGAAACAAATCCATACCCAGAATACTATAAGACTAGGTATGGTGGAACGGCATACCCATACAATAAAACAGTTCTCGCAATTCAAAGAAAGTACTCTCTTCTATCTAATGATACACACCAAAGGCTTAATCCAGAAGAAACAAAGCAGATAAAGACCTTCAAGTCTTTTGGTTCCGTCTGGCTAGAAGGAAGTGCAGCAAACCCTCATATTGATGATCAGTCACCAGAAGAGTTCATTGAGTACAGTACTGTAATATATTTAGATGATACTTTTACTGGCGGGGATCTATATTTTCCAGACCTTGGCTTTACATATAAGCCAGAAAAATATGACGGAATATTTTTCATAAGTGATGGAGATTTGTGGAGGCACGGCATATCTAAAATAGAAAGTGGTAAGAGGACAACGCTGCTCTATATGCACACAACACAAACAGAGCATCCAGAAGGATACACAATTGTTGATCCAGACCTCAACTAATAAGGTTATTACAAGGCTATGAAAAAAATAATAAAGAAAATTAGGGTATACTTTATATTAAGAGAAATGAAAAAAAATGAAAAGAAAAATAAATACTTGTATTAAGGATAAAATATGATCATTCTTGGAGTAAACGAAACATCTCATGATGCCTCTGTGTCATTGATTAAAGATGGAGAAATCCTTTTTGCAGGTCATGCAGAGAGATATAGCAAGCAAAAAAATGACTGGTATGTGAATGATAGTTTAGTCAAAGATGCTTTGCAGTATGGTGTACCAGATTACATTGCCTACTATGAAAAGCCGCTTCTAAAGGCCTCCAGGCTGGCTTTAAAAGGCGGATCTGGAGAGTGGAAACCAAGGTTTGATATTCCTGGTGTAAAGAGAAAGAACTTTAGTCATCATTATTCTCATGCAGCAGCGGGATACTATACAAGTTCTTTCAATGATGCAGTAGTCGTTGTGCTTGATGCTATGGGGGAATACAATACCTCTACAATTTGGGTTGGAGAAGGGGACAAGTTAAAATTAAAATACAAGCAAAATTACCCAGTTAGTTTTGGTTTATTTTATTCAGCATTTACCCAACTGATTGGCCTTATGCCAAACCAGGAAGAGTATATTATGATGGGTATGGCAGCCTATGGAGATTGGCGCAGATACTATAAAGAGGTTGATGAGTACTTCCCTAAGCACAATCAACAAAAATATAACTTTCATAAAGGGATTAATGACTGGGGTATCCCTATAACAGAACAGGATAAGTTTGACATTGCTGCTGCTGTTCAGGTGGTTTATGAGCAAAGACTAAATGATTTTATGCATATGGCATATTCACTTACTGGCAAAAAGAATTTAGTATTTATGGGTGGGTGTGCACTTAATTCATCAGCAAACACTTTGCTTTGGAATATCTTTGACATGGTTTGGATTATGCCAAACCCTGGAGATGCTGGTAGTTCTTTGGGCGCAGCAGCAGCGCTATATGGCAAGCACATAAATTGGAAGTCTCCATATCTTGGGTATGATCTTGGTGGAGAATACCCAGTTCAAAAAATTGTGGACGGTATATTGAAAGATGGAATCGTAGCAGTTGCATCTGGAAAGGCAGAGTACGGTCCAAGAGCATTAGGAAATAGAAGTATCCTTGCCGATCCAAGAGATCCCAACATTAAAGATAAGGTAAACAGAATTAAGCAGAGAGAACTATTTAGGCCATTTGCTCCAGTCGTTATGGCAGAGCATGCTTCTAAGTGGTTTGACATGGACTTTGAAAGCCCGTACATGCAGTATACAGTTCGGTGTTTACAGCCTGAAAAGATACCTTCTGTTGTTCATGAAGATGGAACATCTAGGGTTCAGACAGTTACAAAAGAACAGCACCGTGGGCTATGGAGAGTTCTTAACAAGATGTATCTTCAGACTGGGGTTCCCGTTTTGTTAAACACCAGTTTAAATATTAAGGGACAGCCATTGCTTAATGATGAAGTAGATATAGTCGCATGGGAGAACAACTATAATACAAAGATTGTAGTTTGATTCTATGCCAAATAACTACACTATGAAAAGCATTGAAAAAGGAGAAAAGATTAAGGCCTTATTTTTTAATGAAATTGACAGCACAGTTAGAAAGCCAGAAGAGGTATTTGTTAATATTGGAGAATCTCCAGAACTAACAAAAGTAAAAAAAGACAATAGCGTAAGTTATAGTTATAACTCTCTTGGATTTAGGTCGGATGAATTTACAAAAGATCACAATGGAGATCATGTTCTTTTTGCTGGATGCTCAGAGACAGAGGGGGTAGGTGGCAACCTAGAGTCCTGTTGGTCTTACATAACATATTCTGAACTATCTAAAGAAAATAAGTTGTCTGGGTTTTTTAATCTCGCAAGGTATGGATGGGGATATGACATAATTATTCAGAATATTATGTGCTACATAAGTGAATATGGAAAACCAAAAACAATATTTATTCTATTTCCAAACCTTGGAAGGTTTTATACTTGGGATGGAAACGAAGAAGGCTTTGAAAATTTTGTTCACAGAGGCCACATTCCAAACTCTGTTACAAACTATTCTGAAAAGTCCTCATGGAAAAGAAAAATTAATGCTCAAGAGCAGAGATCTCAATTTATTATTTTTACAATGATAGTAAAACTTTTTGAAGAGTATTGCAAAAGTAATAGTATTAACTTATATTGGTCTACTTGGGATTCAGAAGATTCCCTAAACTACTCAAATGCAAATGTATTTAAATATTTTCTGCCAATAGCGGATATTTATCAATTCATACAAGAAAACAATGATTATTTTTTAAAAGAGATAAGGACCAGGAGCGACTGGCAAAGCAAAAGGGATGGGCACTCTGGCTATGTTTTTCACAAGCACTGGTCAAAGCACTTTTTACAAAGACTTGATAGCAAAAAGGATTAATGATATAATAGATATGTCTTTAAAGGAGGCAAAAATGGCAGCAAAAGGTAGTCTAGAAGCAATCATTGAGGTTGCAAAGAAGGAAGTGGGCACAATCGAAGGCCCAAAGGATAATGAAACAAAGTACGGTGCATGGATCAAGGTTAACTTCCAACCATGGTGCCAGTCTTTTGTTTCTTGGTGTGCATTTACAGCGGGAGTTAAGTCATTCCCTAAGTCAGCATCAACAGTAGCAGCAGCAGACTGGTTCAAGAAGGCGGAGCGTTGGTCAGATGCTCGTAACGATGACCCACAAGCAGGAGACTGGATTTATTTTGATTTCCCAGATGATGGTGTAAATCGTATTTCACATGTTGGTCTTTGCATTAAGAACAATGGCGATGGAACAATCCAAGTTATTGAGGGAAATACTTCAGGAACTGCAAAGGGAGATCAGCGCAATGGCGGTATGTGCGTAGAAAAGACTCGTGCATACGTAAAGAATAACAAGAAGAAGTTGGTCAACGCTGTAGTTGGTTGGGGTCGTCCAGTTTATACTGGTGAAGAAAATGCTCCACTACTAAACAAGATTGCAGCATCTGCAACAGCAGCAGCACCAGAAAAGAAAGCAGCAAAGCCTGCTGCAAAGAAGCCATCTGGCGGAGGAAAAGGTAAGGTAGCACTATAATGGAGTCTAGAAGAAAGTCATTGCTAAAGACTGTAAGTTGGCCATTCGTACATTTTACTTTTGTATCTGGAATAATTTATTTTGTACTAAAGTATTATACTGGAGAGGCAGAGTGGGAGTATGTTGGTCTATATGGACTCATGTATCTTTCACTAGAAATGACTTTCTTCTATCTTCATGAAAGAATCTGGGCAAGGTTTGGGAAGAAGGTAAAGTAATGCGTATTAAAATTATTAGATTTGTTGTGAAGGCTTTAGGATATGAATGGTCTGGAGACGAACTTAAACTGCCAGTCTGGTATGTAAAAGAAAAGAAAAAGAAGTAATGGCTATTTATGAATATAATTGCAGCACTTGCAAAGATAATTTTATTAAGCAAAGACCAATTGGTTCTGAAGATCCAGGATACAAGTGTGAGGCTTGCAGCACAGATCTGACTCGTGTCTACTCTAATGTAGGGGCAGTCTTTAATGGTAGTGGATTTTATAGCACAGACAATAGGAAAAAATGATATATAGAATCCCAGAAGATCAGGTGTGTCAAGCGTTTGATCCTATGATGTTTTTGCCTGAAAAAACGCTTAACATAATTGGTGTAACTCAAAATGCAAACCCTTCCTGTATAGCACCTGCATTTGTTTACATAGAGGGAACACATGGAAATAAATTCTTGTGTGACTATCATTATTACTATGAGATGAATATGACAAGAACACGGGGAGATAGCAGCGTTGGAAGTCCTTGGGAATCTATTCAGACCTTTATACTTGATGAAAGAGAAAGAGTTAAGGAAACATTTCAAAAGGATGTATTCACTACCATAACTTTAGGACACAAATGTTCGGTGTACAGCACTCACAAGCCTAGCCTAAGATGTACTGCTGATGCATTTATTCATGTAACCCCTAAGCAAAAGGTTGACGGGAAAATTAACTTTACTTATACTAAGACTCTTAATGAAAAAGATGGTGCATTTTACTGCAACTTTCATTTTAGAAAAAACTACTATAGGTACTACAGCAATGGCGTTGTGTACGAAGATGTTCATGATATAGTGGATGAAAGATCTAGAATGTCGCAAACTATTGCCCAAGAGTCTTCGTCCCTAGAGTGCGTTTAGTTTGGCCTTGACATTGGCCCTATACTGATGTATAATTAAAGATATAACATTAACCAATCTAATACAAGAAAGATAGAGTATACTATGAAGACTATGACTGAAACACCTGTACAAGCAAAAGAGTGGGTACTAAAGGCTACAGATAGATGCGATTCTTGCGGGGCTGAAGCATTGGTTCAGGTTACTGGACTTAATGGCGACCTTCTTTTCTGTGGTCACCACTATAACAAGATTATGAACAACCCAGAAGGATATAAGAAGATGATGTCGTTTACGATTACTCTAATTGATGAACGAGACAAGTTAATTGAGAACAAGGCAAAGGAAGCGCCACACGCATGATTATTCAGATTATCGGACTACCTGGTTCTGGAAAGACAGAACTAGCAAAGGCTTTAAAAGAACGTATTAATGCTATTCACCTCAATGCAGATGAGGTTCGTGCAACAGTCAATTCTGACCTGGGGTTTACACCAGAAGATAGACTTGAGCAATCTCGTCGCATGGGAGAGATGGCAAGACTAATTGCAAAGCAAGGTGTTGCTCCAGTAATCGTTGACTTTGTGTGTCCAACAGAACTAACTCGTGCAGCATTTGGTAAGCCAGACATCCTGGTATTCATGGACACTATTGCAGAAGGTCGATTCGAAGATACAAATAAAATGTTTGAGCGACCAACAGACTTTGATGTATCTTTCATTAGCCACAACTTGGATGCAGAAGCAAAGTCATCTCACATAATTGAAAAGTTTGGATTGCACGATTGGTCTGCACCTACAACCCTGATGCTTGGTCGTTATCAGCCATGGCACGAAGGTCACCATGCCCTTTATAAGGAGGCTGGAAAGAGAACTGACCAGGTACTACTTGGTGTACGCAACACATACAACACAAGCGAAAAGGATCCACTTAAGTTTGATCAGGTAAAAGAATATATTGCCAAGGATGAATTTATGGATGGGGCATTAGTTTTAAGACTGCCAAACATTACAAACATTGTCTATGGTCGAGATGTTGGATACAAGATTGAGCAGGTAGACTTAGGAGCAGAGATTCATGCTATTTCTGCTACACAAAAGCGCAAGGAGATGGGCATATGAGCCACTTAAAAGATATGAAAGAGAACTACTTTACACACCTATTTGAGGCATTACTTATAGTGTTTTCTTTGCTGAAAGCATCATTGGCATGCCTTATTCACGCATTCCTTCCATTTGTTTTTAAGTCAACAGCATCATCTATTATTAGAAAAATACTACAGAGAACTGATGACAGATATGCTGGATAAATTTAAGAAGTGGTTCTTTAAACCAAACCATCACATTCAGATTAGATACAACACTAAGGTAGGAAGTGGAGATCTGCATTGGCGTGTAATTGTTGACGGGCAAGAAACCTTAGCAAGTCACATTGAGATTCAAGGATATATGTATGGTGAGTCAAGTGTTGTAGATGGAGATCAAAAGATGAATATCGCATGTGATGGAAAGATTTACTGGAATGGAACTCGTGCCAAGATTGAAACAGGACCAGGACCAGAACTTCTGCCATGATAGTTTCTAAATCAAGATCACTAATTAAGTCTTTAACATGGAGAGTGGTTGCACTAATTACAACATTTGTGTCTACTTTGTGGATCACTGGCGAAGAGATTGCTGCGCTAAAAGTCACGGTATTGACAAATACTATTAACTTTATTCTATACTACGCACATGAGCGTGGATGGAACTATATACAATGGGGGAGAAAGTAATGTATACATACTATGTACGTAAGGTAGAGAATGTAGTAGATGGAGATACCATCGATGTTCTTATTGATTTAGGGTTTGATATCCTGTTTTCATCTCGTGTGAGACTGGCTGGTATTGATACTCCTGAGTCTCGCACAAAAGATCTTAAAGAGAAGGCTCTTGGTCTTGAGTCTAAAGAGTACCTAAAGAAGGCTCTAAAGGATGCTAAGTCTGTTGTAATTAAGACTGAAAAGATGGACTCATCTGAGAAGTATGGTCGAATTTTGGGTTGGATATATGTAAATGATGACACAGTATCTTTAAATGACATGATGATTAATGACGGATACGCATGGGGATATCTTGGCGACACAAAGGTTAAAGACTTTGATGCACTTGCAAAGGCTAGAAAGAAGTCTGGAAAGTGAGCGATGTACTCTACTTTACTGCTGAGTGGTGCAATCCATGTCAGAGAACTAAGCCTATTGCTGAAGAACTTCATAGTGAAGGCATTATAAACTTTGAATTTGTAGACGCTGACTCTAATATTGACATGATCAAAAAGTTTGAGATTAAGGCTGTGCCAACATATATTTTGATTGAAAATGGTCAAGAAGTTAAGCGCATGAACGGTGCAAAAACTCGTCAAGACTTTTTAGAGTTCGTGTCTAAGGAAGAAATTTAGAATGGACGAGTTTGATATTGTTGACAAACTAATCCTAAATGGAGGTTTAGAGTTTGCAGGAAAAGATTCTGAGACTGGAGAACCTTTGTATAGGCCAACCGAAAGGCTTAAGGAAATTGACTCTAGACTTAGCGACGAGATATCTATATATTTTTCAGAGGTAACTTTAAAACTTTGGGAAAAAGGATTTCTAGATATGGATGTAACACAAGAAGATCCAGTTGTTAAACTGGGCCCAAAGTCTTTTGAGATTGATTCTATAAAGTCTTTACCAAAGGATGAGAGAGTGGTTGTTGAAGAAATAATCAAGGCTCTTTTTAACAAAAACTGATATACTGGATATCTAGGGGTATTTATGAATAACATTTATGGTGCTATTGGAACAACAGTCACTATACTTCTGCTTGTTTATATATACATGCTAAGAAATAGTATAAAGAATAATAGGCCACCTATTATTAGTCAGTCTATGCTACAGCATAGGTATAGCAAAAGAAAAAACAATTCAAGAAAAATAAAAGTAAGAAGCCAGTCAAAGGCCCATTACGATAAGACAAACATAAAAGTTATTATTTTTGATAATGATGCTTATTGGATCAAAGATAATATTTTTTATAAAGCACCGTTAGTGAACGAACTTATTGATAAAGAGGCAGCAGAACAAGTTGACACAATCAATATGGATAAGGTACAATTAGATAAGATGCTTTTTATAATGGACAAACTAAGAGAAGGGATTAACGATGATAGTAGGGGTTCAGGGAACGAGTAGTTTCGATAACTACCAGGTTTTCCTTAGATCTATGGCTGTTGCCCTATCTGAGTTGCCAGAAAGCGATAAGGATTTTCACATATACTCTGCAGGTCCCAACAACATAAACATGATGGCTATGGAGTTCTCAAACCTTTCAGAAAAAGGCATGAAGTCAAGAGGAAAGACTATTAAATTCTTTAAGGTTGCTCCTAGTTGGCTAGAAGAGAACATATCTGAAATAGATCATTTTGCTTTTTTGTCTAATCCAAAAGAGCCAGTGTCTAAGATTGTCCACATGTCAAAACTAAATAATATAAACACTAATGTTTATAATTTTTAACTAAGTTATACAAACAATCCTGTGCTTTTGCACATCAACAGAACGGAAAAGTCATGAAGTTAATTAATTCTTTAGAAACTATGGAATCAATAGTAAATAAGAATAGACAACTATCTTGGGATGGTTGGACAGTCGTTGAAACATTCCCATCAGAGAAGGCATACTTCTCAAAGTTTGGAATATACAAGAATAATAAATGGCAAATGAAAAAAGAATTTATTCCTTCTAGCCAAGGATGGGAAATACCTGACAAGTATGTGATGTAAATGAATAAATTTAAATGGAAAGATGATGCTACTTGCTTAGACTACGACACCAATCTGTTCTTTGAGAAGTACGAAGATGATGAACTTCTAAGGCCAGCAATCGATGAACTATGTTCTTCTTGCCCAGTAAGAAAAGAATGCTTTTCTGTTGGTATCTCTGGCAAAGAGTGGGGAGTCTGGGGCGGTGTGTACTTAGAAAATGGAGAAGTATCCAAAGAGTTCTCTAGTCATAGAAGCAAGAGTGACTGGGGCAAAACATGGCAGTCCTTAACAATGGAGTAATATGTATACAGATGAAATGAAAAGAGCATTCAGATCTTTAGAGTGCCCAAAAAACTTTTCTTTAGAAATTATAGACAACGATAACTTTATAACAGTTAAGGCAAAAGAAAAAGTCTTTATGTCTTTAGAAACAGTAGAGTTAAAAAGACAGGCCATTGAGTATATGCTTCGTGTTAAAAAAGCATTAGAGGACAATGGAGCAATAGTTCTTTTAGTTAGAGAAGGTGGCAAAGAACTATGATACAGTCAATACTGTTAGTAACACTGTCTATATTATCAACAACATTTGCTTTTCTTTTTTACATTCAAAAGAAAAAGAATATGGAAATGCTTGCTCAAGTGTTGGAATTTATTCTTTTGCAAGAATCAATGCAAGACCAAGGAAAAACTGAAAAGGATCAATCAAACGAAGACTTTCTAAAATTTATTTCAGACTCTCGTGATTGGGCCTATGCCTATATAGATGAAGTTCAAGAGTCATTAAATAAATTTATTAAAGATCTTGAGCCAGAAATATCATACTTTGATGAATTTGGCATTGTTGGGAGCGCATATCCACACTATTACTCAATGAAAAAAATATCAGAAGCCTACAAGGAATTAAAAAAACTGCTTCCAGAGGACTATGGTAAAATAGATACATGATAATATTCAAGTCATATCAGGATATGGCATACGAGGCTTTCTATTCATGCCATGTTGCTGGTTGTGAACTTGAAGCAGAGAAACTGTATAGTACAGAAACTCAAATCAGAGATGTCTGTATAAGTCATTATGCAGAACTAACAAAGTAATATCCTAGGAGGAATACTATGACACATCACAACGAAACAAACTCACAAATCAAGGCAGCACTTGCATCATACGGACGATCAGTTCTTGGTGCAGCGATTGCTCTTTACGCTGCAGGCGTAACAGATCCACAGACACTTGCTTACTCATTGCTTGGAGCCATCGTGCCCGTTGCATTGAGAGCAGTCAACCCTAACGACAAGGCATTCGGTAAGTTGCCATCAGTTGAAGAGGTAGACGTAGCAGTAAAGACTGCTAAGGTAGTAAAGAAGGCTCCTGCAAAGAAGAAGGCAGCAGCAAAGAAATAACAAAATAGATTAGCAGGCTAGGGTACTTGACTAGCCTGTTTTTCTATGCTATAATATTTATGCCTGCCCAATGGGGGGCAAATTAAATTATTCGCTTGAAAGGGGAATAACATGGTAAAAACAGCACTGGATCTTTTTAATGATCCATTTTTTAGCACCTTCACAAATTTTCAGAGGGTAGCAACAGCAGCAAATTATCCACCGTACAACCAGATCAAACTAAACAATAAAGAATATGTTCTTTCATTTGCTTTGGCTGGTTTTTCTAAGGACGATGTTTCAGTATCGCTAGACAATCGTAAACTTACAGTTAAAGGCGAGAAGAAAGATGCTGAGTTGCCAGAGGGAGCAGAGTATCTATACAAGGGCATTGCAGCCCGTAAGTTCACTGATATCTTTACTCTCCCTGAGTTCTTTGAAGTTGTTGGGGCTGAGTTCAAGGATGGTATGCTAGACATCAAACTTGAAAAGCAGATCCCAGAAGACAAACTACCAAAAACTATCAAAATAAAGTAGTACAATATATAACATTCCGATATAAGACTTTAAAAGGTTTTACAACGGATGCTCCTTCGAGTGGAGAGTTAGCGGGAGTCGAACCTTCGTGGCTAATAGACCTGAGCAGTCGTCTATAAACTGCTCATTTCCTATGCTACAATTATATTGTCCCACACAGGACCTTAGTGATGGATTAGTTACCCATTGGATAGAGACCGTGGCGCAAGTCAGGTGAATTACTTGTGTGGGACCTAATATTTTTGCGGTATACTTAGATCAATGACTGACAAAGAGTTGGACCATTATAATAAGCAGCAGTATAAGAAAATGCTGGCTAAGATAAAAGAGGATTCTGGCTGCGTAGACTGCGGAATCAATAATCATATTATCTTAGATTTTGACCACATAAGAGACAAGAAGTACAATGTATCAAGGATGATCCACGATGGTTTTTCATGGAAGGCTATTAAGAAAGAGATCGAAAAGTGTGAGGTGGTTTGCGCTAACTGTCACAGAATAAGGACACACAATAGGCTAAACGGCATGCTATAATGGTTATATGATAAAAGAAGGCGATTTCGCAATGACAGCCCATGGATCTGATGAAGAAGTCCATATTGGCCAGGTAGTACATGTAATGACAGAAGGAATGTTAGGCGTTCCTGGAGGAGAGTATTCTCTTGAGGCGACTGCAGAGAATCCAGCAGTACTCATTCAACTTTTTGAACAAGAAGAAAATGGATACTGGGAAGCAACTAATTTATATACAGGATGCATGATGTCACTAATGGTTGCGATTGATCCACTTCCACAAGAGCCAGAAGATTCAGAAGTTGCTATGGCAATGTATGATGCATCTATTGGTAAGGCATACGAAGGTTGCGGATGTCCAATGTGCAAAGAATTAAATGTTACATGTGACGAATGTCCACAGTGTCAATCTGGAGATATGAAATCAGATTGTTGCTCTAATGTAAATAAGCAAGCACCGTGCTGGGATGGTTATGTGCAGCGTGGAATGAAGCCAGGAGATAACGGTAAGCCAGTTCCTAACTGTGTTCCAGCAGCAAAAGCAGATGACCTATGGGAAGACGATGATACAGTTGAATACGAAACAGATTCAGTATCAAAGGCTGAAGGATACTCACCACCAGCAGGAGCAAGATCTGCTGCTCGTCGAGCAATTAAGTTTAAAGAAGATGGTAAAGCAACTGGTGCAGGAACTGCAGTTGGTTGGACTCGTGCAGGGCAGTTAGCAAGAGGAGAAACATTATCTCTTAGTACTGTTAAGAGAATGTACTCATACTTCTCACGCCATGAGGTAGATAAGAAGGGTAAGGACTGGGGCAACTCAGCAAACCCATCTAACGGATACATCATGTGGCTTGCATGGGGTGGAGACGCAGGATTCTCTTGGTCAAGAGGAATTGTTAATCGTGAAAAAGATAAGGCATTGTTTGCTGATTTCGGTAAAGATTATACAAGAGTACAAACAGAAAGGCACTCACTATAATGCCAAAGAAAAAGTCACATGCGTTTAACCCTATCCAGATAAAAGATGGATGGATTGTTAGACTATATAAGGATGGTCGAATTAAGTCTAAGATCGCACCATACGAA